TCAAGAGAGCAATGATGGAATGGCAACGCCAAGAAACCATCCGTATCGAGGAAGCTAAAGTCAAAGCTGATTTCATTAAGAAGCATGGCGCTAAACGCTGGGGTGAAATCGAATCTATTAAACAAAAGATAGAGAAACAAGATAATGAACTTACGAGAGAGTTTAAACACGATTTGGCAAAGGTTCGTAGAGCAATGTTCATGTGCTATGCAGTGGCTGCGATCATTGCTTGGTATCTAACTTGGGGGTATAAACAATAATGTTACCATTAATGGCACTATTCGATGTTGGGATGAAAGTCCTAGATAAATTTATTCCTGACCCTGAAGCTAAGGCTAAGGCGCAGAAAGAGTTGCTACAGATGCAACAAGAAGGTAAGTTAGCTGAGTTAAACGCTGACAATATTGAGGCACAAGAGCTTACTAAGCGTCAACAAGCAGACATGGCTAGTGATAGCTGGTTGTCGAAGAACATACGACCTATGACGCTAGTGTTCATTCTCTTAGTCTATTCTGCCTTTGCTACGATGTCAGCATGGGATATAGAAGTAAACAACAACTATGTTGAACTACTAGGTCAGTGGGGAATGTTGATTATGTCTTTCTATTTCGGTGGTCGTTCGCTGGAGAAGATAATGGAAATGAAGAAAGGTAAGAATGAATCTAAGTCCTAACTTCACTTTAGAAGAACTGACTCACTCTGAAGTAGCAGAGCGTAAGAACCTAGATAATACTCCTAACGCTACAGAGATTGCTAATCTAACTCGATTGGCAGCCTTGCTAGAGCAAGTTAGAACCCTCCTAAACAAGCCAATCATGATTAACTCAGGCTTTAGGTCTAAACCAGTCAACGACTCTGTCGGTAGCAAGGACACTAGCCAGCATAGGCTAGGTTGTGCTGCTGATATAAGAGTCCCCGGAATGACCCCTAAACAGGTCGTAGAGGCGTGTATTGCTGCGGATATACCCTACCATCAAATCATAGAAGAATTTGGCTCTTGGACGCATATAAGCGTTCCTAATGGTGCTTCTGACACACCTAAGAAACAAGCCTTAATTATTGATAAGGCTGGTACTAGAAATTTCGTGTAACACAATGTCGGTATTTATTAATATTTACCGACAATTTGTACATTATAAGAAACAAAAAAGAACCCCGCCAAAGCGGGGCTATAAAGACACGACTTAGGGATTAGATTTCACATCCGTTTGCAGTACAGCTCAAAGTCTGAGCGCCTTCCACATTATCGTCATACTCCTTGAAGTTCTCCCAGTCTACCGCACTAGGAACTAAGGCTTTTAACTTGTTGTAAGTCTCTTCATCACACTCTTCATAAGGTGCTTGCTTGTAAGTGCCACCATCCATCGGTAGGAAAGACACCCCAGTTACCTCATCAAAGTGCTTAAACACCCACGCACCGACATCCATCCATTCGTCTTCACGCACTGAGATGGTGACAGATGGCTTATGCTCACAGTAGTGTCGCTGGAACAGTAACCACAGGCGTAAGTGCTGAATCGCTGTCAAATCCTCACGCAATAGACCACCATCATCTACCTTAACTGGAAAGCTAAAGACAGTAGTAGAGTCTGGTTTAAGATAGCAAGGCTCACCGACAAAGCCAGAGGAGAGCATAAACTGTGTTAATGGGTCTTTGTTATCAGCCCTAACACGCCGTATGTAATACTTGCTATGTTGAGGATGAATCCCAGAAGCAGTACTGCAAAGCTGAGAAACGGTTCCTTCTGGTTTGACAGCAGTAACCGCCACAGACTGATTAATACCAATAGCTGCAGCAAATTCAATGTTAGTAGTGATAGCCACATCTCGTAGTCTCTCCAATCGTGCAGGTAAGTCTTCATCATCAGGGTTATTCAATAGCGGATTATCGCAGATGCCCGTCATAGAGACACCCAATAACGCCTCTTCCTTAGTGTTCTTTTCCCAAATCTTACGCAAGTAAGGAAACTCTGTTAGCGATGCTTGGAATGTACCAAGAATCGTTGCCAAGCGAATCTTATTCTCCAAGGTAGATACAGTATCGTAGCTACGAACAATACAACTGGAAAGATTACAAAACTGGTAAGGACGAAGGATAATTTCACTACAAGGGTTAGTGCCAAAAGCATAGGTTTCGTCTCTGCGACCATTCTTTGCTGCCTGTTTCTGAGATGCTTCACGATTAAATATTCCTCGCTCTCCAGAGTGTGATTCATAGATGCTTGTCCATTCACGCATAAACTGCCCGATACCGGGGGTTTCAGTATAGGTAGCAGAGTTATTAGCCAAGGCTCGGTGTCCATGTCCTTCCCACCATGCTCCTGCTTTAGCGTGTGCCATCTTATCGTCTGACAAATCAGACAGACTAATCATTGCACTGCGTCTGACTCCACCCACAACAACAACTTCCCCGATTTTACAGAGAATATCGTGACACTCAATGGATGACAAACGACGACCAGTTGCCCCTCTAAACTTGGCAATAGTGAACTTAAAAAGTTCTTCCAAAGGTCCGGGTCCAGAAGCACGACCTCCGAATACTCTGAGTCTAGCCCCTGCAGGTCTAACTTTGGATATGTCATACCTTGGCACTTCACCAGAATATAATAAAGCAATGAGCTGTCTAAGTGATTTAGCCCATCCTTCTTTAGAATCCGACACAACAACAGTAGTTTGACTAGCGTACAACTCATCAGGGACTTCAGGTAATTTAGAAACATATTGTTGCTCCACAGAAAAACCAACACCAGTGCCACAAAGAAGAATGTACATCGCTTCGTCAAAGGCTTTGGGGTCGTCAATTGGTAAATATGAACAGTTAAAGGCGGCAACATTCTGCCGTTCTAGTGCTTGTCCTGCTGTCATCACTGCTCTCATGGATGGTACAACTTCAAGATTAACAACAGCAGTTTCTAACTCTTTGCGTAACTCAGGTGATAGTGTATATTTTTGTTTCTTTTGTAAATGCTCTGTCATGAAATCAAAGTATCTTGCTACTGTTTCATTCCAGTGTTCTCTACGACCTTTATTATCTAAATAGCGACTGTAACGGCTTTTAGCAATAAAAGTGTTATAGGGACTCATTGTGTATTGTGTCATTGTTATTTAACTTCCTGTTCTAGTTTATCGGCGTGTTCTTCAATCTTGTCAGAAAACATTTGGACGATTTCTTCACTACTAATCTCTAACAACTCTAGCAGTGTGATTTCGTCCAGTTCTTTAAGACGCTCTTTAATTTCGTGAAGCAGTAATGGCATCTGTCTCTTTCTTAATAAGGTACTCTAAGTAGTGTTTGGCTTTCTCTAGGTCTTCAACTCCATTCTTAAATTTATAGCGAAGGATGTATTTTACCACATTTCCAGCCCAGTAGTCAAGACCCCATTCTTCAATGATTTCCCAAGGCTGGTGAGCTTTCTTGTAGTGGCTACCGCCAACCTGTCTAGCAAGGACATCACCGGGGTCTTCCATGCCTTTTTGATATTTTTCAATGACTTGCGCTAATGTCTGAGGTTGAATGTAGCCAAACGGTGTTGGCATTGCGACTGGACTATCATCCATAATATTTCACCTCCGCTGATTTTTTAATAGACTTTGTTCCTTGCGACCAAGTTCCGCAATCTCGACACTGATAGCGTTGATACGCTCCTGTAGTAGATATAGCACTGCCTCTTTTTTGCAGATTCGTCGAAGCACAATTCGGGCAATGGTGTCCATCCAAGAAGAGATTGTGATTAGGATGAGACTTAATCCAAGGAAGAAGAGTGCCGTACAACGACTCAAGTAAAACGACATCTTGTATATTATACTTTTCCATACGCTTCCAAGCATCTTTATCTCCGTTCATGCACTTGACCCACAACTCGTGTCCTTCGTGTTCGTGTTTCTTTCCTAATCCTAAGCGTTGTGCTACATAATCCAGCTTGTTACTAGGAAACCTAAAGTTGCTACGAACAACACGCAGTAGGTCAATTTGTTTATAAGGCGATGGTGGATTAAAACGATGTAGTAAGAATTCTTTGTTAAGAGTAGGAATATCAAACTTAGTACCATTATAGTGAACCACAGCATCTGCATCGTTAAGAAGGGCATGAATTCCTTTCAGCATTGTCTTTGGTCTTGATTGATGTACAGAATCAAACAGTACATTTTTCTGTCCTAGCCACTTTGCTGCGTAGCATAGGACATAAGAAGACTCCATCAACTGATTGATACTGACATTCTGTTGCCAAAGACCCCACACATGGGCTGTGTTCGGACTTGACTCAATATCAAGCAATAGGATTTTCAAGACCATTCCTTGTCTTCATCAGACTTCTCAAGGTCGAGTTCTTGCTGAGTATCAGGATTTTCAATACTATACTCTGCTGCTCGTGATAACATATATCCATGATTGCTAATAAACCGAAGTTTGTTTTTTACATCATAGCCATAAATGCCACTGAGGAAGTCTGCAAAGTCAAGCATTATTGCAGTCCATTCTGTGTCTGAAGAGTGAGACACCGTCATCTCCATAGATTTCTCTTTCGGATAACCATATTGTGTGCCTTCGTCATCGTACTCAGACTCGTAACTAAATCGATAAGTATTAGTTAAACCACTCATTGTATTTCCTTTCTATCTTGCCATTAAATTAAATAAAACTTCTGCGTCAATTACTGCTAAAGGTTTACTGCCATTCTGCTTCACAATAACAATCGGTTCGTAATCACCGTGAGACTGTGCTTGTTCATAATACTTGTATACTGCAACTTTTGCTAGTGATTTACATTCAATTGATGCTGGAATTTCATCTTTAGCAAATTGAGACATAACAATGTCTTCACCGTGACTGCCCATCGGACAACTGCGTAAGTCTAGTTCGCTTAGTTGCGGATACCTTTTTAGTAACTCTTTTACTACCCACTTTTGTAGGTTTCGTCCCTTTGCTTTCGCTGACTGTGGCTTCATTTAATACCGTTTCTGTATCAGACCATGTGGATGCAATACAGATAGCTTCATCGGTTTCATGGACAAGAAAACCAACAGTAATACACTGGTGAATCTCGGCTTTAACTTTCTCTTCCCATCCGGAATCAGCGACAGCATCAATCCATGAGATTTGAATTATATCTGGGGTAACTGCCACAGTTCATTTTCCTTTCGTTGCAACCACAATAGTTGTCCATTTTCTAATACACGCTTCTCATCGCCGTCATACGCTTTTAAGACAGCAGTGTAGAGTTCTGTTTCATTGGTACAGTCTGCTAGTATCTTCTTTGCCTTCACAGGTCCAATGCCTTTTAATCCAAGGATATTGTCAATTCTGTCGCCAGTTAATATCTGTGTATAAAAAGCCACTAAGCCGTCAAACTCTGAGACATAATACTTTTGTTGCTTGCGATAGTTATAATGCCAACCTCTAAACTGATTCAAGTCTTTGTCGATATGAACCATGATAGATTCATCTTCTGATACCGCATAAGCAGCGATGCCAACCGCATCGTCGGCTTCAATTCCTTTGACAACTTCAAAACCCCAAGAATTTACTAGATGGTCTCTGAGTGCTTGAAAATGCACAGGTTTCTCAGAAATGCGTTGTCCTTTGTAGGGCGCAGTCACCGCTAAAGTATCTCGAAAGTTACCTTTACCAGTTAGGAAACCTTTGTAATCTTCACATTCTAAATCCATACACAACTCAACCATCGTCTGCTCAAGTCGTGCAATAGCAATAGGCTCCTCTACATCGTTGCTAGAGAAGCCTACTGCATAGATTAACGAATCAGCGTCAATCAGTGCTGTTATCACAGAATGTCGTCATCCATGTTTTCGTCAGCAGCATCGCCATCGGCGTTGTATTTGACTAAATCAGTGATGACAATCTTTGCCAATGAAGCCGACACACCATTCTTGTTCTTCCACTTCCACTCGTAAGGCTTGATGAGTGCAACTGCTTTAGAACCGTTACCAACAGTGTCCTTGATTTCATTACCAGCTTTATCATAAGGCTGGATAGCATAGTTTGACTTAACAGTCAAGAACCAACCCTTCTCAGGTTTGTCTTCACGCTTGCGTGGTGCAAGACCAATCGACTCTAATGCTTGAACAGCGTTGTCTGAAAGATTGGCTAAATCGCATTGGAACTTACCACTCATTTCGTTAACACGGTCAAAGAAAGCCCATTGAACTTCTGCTTGAATTTTTACTGGTTTCATTTCCATATTACTCTCCTTATCTACTACGGTTTAGAAATACTGCTTGGTTATTATACAACAACTTACAACTAAATGATTCCACTATATGAAATAGTTACTGCAGTGTTTGGGTGCTGTAATCAATACTGGCTTCCAGTGTACCGTCTTCAATATCGAGTAGTGCATCCTTTAATAACTCGTAGGTTTCTTCAAGGTCAAAAGAGGATTCTAAACTGTAAGTACCATTCTTATAAGCAGTAACAACAGTCATTCCTAATATGTCTTCTTTATTTTTATCCATTAATGGGTCTCTTTCCAGTTATTACCTACACGATATTCGCCACTTAATGGACAGCGCATATTTAATATCACACCAGCATCGGCAATCGACTGTACGCCTAGTTTGCCGACTTCGTCTGCACGATTCTCTTCTACTTCAACCTGCCATTCATCATGAACATTGGCTACGAAC